CGATCTCCGACTGGTAAGTCCAACCACCACAGCCACAAGGAGCCGAGCCGTCAGCATAACGGGCACAAACACCGCCACACGGAGCCGTGCGTTAAGCCTCACCGGCACGGGAACCCATACAACCACCAACACCCATTCTCAAACCACATCGGCAACATCCGCACCGACACCCACACGCACCGCCACGCCCAGCCGAGGAGTGTCTGGAACTCCAACAAACACCAGAACGGGCACATTGTCCTCAACAAACACACCATCAAGCATTTCAACACAAACTCAAACACCCTCACCATCTCAAACACAAACAATAACCGCCACCAATACCCATACGCAGTTTCCACAGCAACAAGCACAACAGACACAAGACCCGCCAAATAATCAATACATTACAATAGGAAGCGTATTGGGTTGTTTGGTTTTGATGACTATAGTCGCTATTGCTATACTTATCAACACCCGTCCCAAAACAAAGAAACCATTACATTTTATGCCGACAATGATGAATGTGCCGACCTCCACATTAACGGCAAACCCAATCCAGTCCTCCCGCATTTTATTCCCACCAATACCGCCCAGAGCGGACGAATGATTATTTATTTCTATTGGTCTAATAGAAATGGATAAGCAACGCCAGTCCCACGAACAAGCCCTACCGATGCGTCTTATGATGGCTCAGCGACGGGCACACGAGCGTAAGTCCGGTCAGTCCGGCGGTGCGATGCCTAACTCAGTCCGCAATCCTCCAATGGGGTTTAGCAACTATTTACGGGACAACCAGAACTGCTATAACTACCCCAGCACTGCTGTAATCACTCCGCATCAGCATCTGTTTCAGTCAATACTGAATCCGCTTCCTCAGTATTCTCTGAAGTAGCCTCTTTCGCTTCTTTGTCTATCTTCCGCCGATTGAACTCACCATCCACCGCCCTCATTCCATAGTTGTCGGCTCGGTGGCTTAACTTCGCCTCCACACCCGGCTTGAACTTTAACTCCAAATCTTTGAAGCCAGAATAATCTACATAGTGATGGGTGCGACCAAATCTCTTTTTTACAATAGCGACATCTGGATGCTGGTCTGCTAAACTCTTTGCCTTCAAATACAATGCGTCTTTGACGGCATAGACGCTGTCTGTGTTTCCACCTTTCTGGCTGAGCGTAGCCACCTTATTCGCCACCATCGCATTAAACAGCACGGTAGGATAACCCGCTTTCAAACACTGGAGCGATAAATCAGTGTCCTCATTATACCGACCCCGCCAACGGAACGGAATGTCGTTATTCACCAGAATGCTACTATAGACCCGAGTGTTGAAAGTAATAGGCTGGAGTGCTTGGCTGATGACGAACATAGTGTAGTTATGCCCCGCCAACATAATGTTTGAATACCTATCCACATAGTCCTCCACCACACGAAACACCGCCCCGCTTTTCACAATGACCCGCTGGGAGTTGAAGTTTCGTCTCCAGTCCAAAATGTTGTCGTCCAGAATCCAGTGGCGTTTCGCCCCAGACTTCTTGGCGTGGTCTAACACAAAGTTTCTGGCGGGTATTCCGCCCTTGTCCTTTTCGCTGGGCTTCTTTTTGAATGTTATGATTTTCTTAGGGTCAATCACTTTTGCGTATTCATCATACTCCTCCTCCTCTACCACAATCTTATAGGGGATTTCAGCCCACTCCAAATACTTGCTGGTGTATCGCTTTTCCCAGCGTCCTTTGGAAATGATGTAAATAGGATACTTGGGATTAACCGGTTTTGAAACCTCCCAAATCTTACCCGCATAGGGCGACAGCGAAGCGGGACGCTTTGGAAACCATAGATAATGTGTGCTTTCTGTAATATCCACATCTATGTGCTTTTCTAAATCATCTAAAAACTTCTTGGCTTTGGGTGATGACTTGATGTAAAAAAGAAACATATCCACAGCGGATTTGAACTTTTCGTTGGAATGATAGTCGGGCATCTCATACCACATATACTTCTCTGGAACCTCCTCCACCAGATTGGCGGTGTCGTGTCCGTAATCCAAACTCTTGATTTTGTTTATGTCCTCCGCAGACCCGCCGTGCTTACGAAACACATTACAGAAAATATCTACAAACTTCTTCATCTGCTCTTTGTTGGGTGTGTGGATAGTGATACGACTACCCTCGCCTCCGTAGAAGTCATTAGACAAATCCACCTTCATAGACGAACCCGCTCCGTATAGACAAAGTCTCGGCTTCCCACCACCCTCAAAGTTTTTGAGTGCGTGAGCGTCCAGCAGACCTTGAGGCTTACCGCTTTCACGAACCTCTGGGTCTTTTGTAAATCTACCCATCAGTTTGTAAAGCGGGTCTTGGCTGTTATAAATCCGTTTGTTGGTGTTTGGCTTTTCAATGTCTTGAGGCTGAACGGCGGGGTTGTAGGAGGTGCCGTCTTTAATAAGACCCATACGAATGAACTCGTCTAAGATACTGCCTCCGAGGCTGTGTCCGACACCATAGTAGTTGTATTCAGTGGGTGGGTATTCACTTTGAAACTCTTGTAGGTCTTTCAAATCTTGTTTGAACCGATTGGAGTTTTTCAATCCATTGTAGCCGATAGACAAATCAGCAAGGAGGTCATCCTTGCTATTCCAATGGGTGCCCCGTATGCCGACAATGATGTCTTTCCCGTTTTGGTAGAACTTCAACCCGTTAGTGGATTTCACAAGATTATTATCACTGACCGCACCAGCGGGTGTAGTGGAATAAGCATTCTTCACAATCTGCTGTAGGTCGGCACGGGGAGGTATAGCACCACCCCGCCCCGCTCCATACATTGTTGGAATAGGAATGAGACCCAGTGCCTCCAACTCCTTTTTCGCTTCGCTGTTGTAGGCATCATCAATCGCCGTCTTGACCCGCTCCAAGTCCAAAACAAAAGTGGAGTCTTTAGGTGGAAGTTTCTCCATTGTTTTCAAAGTGCCGACCAGTTTGCCCTCATTCTTCTCTAACGGCTTTACTGAATACACTGAACCCAGACGGGTCTTGAAACCGGCGACCTCATAGTGAATACGCTCGGCATTCAACTTGCTCTGGTTTTCAATCAGCCATTCCAGTGTCGCCATATCACCACTCATCTGGTAAAGCCGTCCTAACTCCCCGTTGAGGAGTGGGGTGAGGGTCTCTCCTAACTTTTTATCATTTTTGGCTTTTGCGAATGCGAACAGCCGTTTGGCGTATTTGAAATACTTACCTTGTGAAACATAATAGAGCATATCATTTTTAAGACTTTGCTCTAAATCCTCTTCCACTGGATTGACGACCTTGCCGTGAATGACGACCGAGTAAATACAACTGAACTCTGAATAGCGTTTGTTTTCAACCCATCCCACAGCATCAACTTTACATAGACCGGGCGTTTGTATGGCTTCGCCCAACTCCATCTTTCGTCCATCACGCAATACGGTGAAACCCGCCACAACATCCGAGTAAGTCCAACGAACAACATCAAACTTGATTTCCTTCTTTGCGACAAGAAACTCCTCTGGCGTATTTCCTAACAACGCATAGGCTTCCTTGTATTCTGCCTCACTGATAATCTTTTTGCTTTTGAGGTCATCCAGTTTGCGTTTGCTTTCGGTAGAGTTGTAATCAACCACCTTGCCGTCCTTGACTTCTGCCTCTGGCTTTATGACCGACCATTCGGGCACCACACCACATTTGATGTCGCCTAAATACAGACCCGCTGTATGGTATATGTTTTTTACAATCTCAGTGAAGTCTTTACAGAACTCACTTACAGAAGCAACCTTGACCTCCTCGCCCATATCATAATCACCAGCATTCAACTGGGAGCGTAGCGATGCGGAGCCTACGACGATTGCTTGTTTGAAACTGAAGACCTTAATCACATCAGCAACTTCGCCGTTGTATTGGTCTGGAAACAATCGCTCTTTATAGACGCTCATTCTGTTTGTAGGGGACATTTTCTATAAACTAAACCTTACCCATTACAAGACAAATGGACTTACGAGGTATGGCTAAAATCAAGGCTTACCCATTGTCTAATACCGATATTGAGAAGATATTGGGTAAGACTAAAATCTTAACATATCCCGATTTGGATGATATATCTAACTGGGAGGATGCTTTTGATGACGAGGGTCGTTGTGTGCTACTTTTCTTAACTGAAAACGAGCAAACCGGGCACTGGATTGGGCTTATACGGAACGAAACAACTATTGAATATTTTGACCCCTACGGCGAAGCCCCCGAAGGCGATAAGAAATGGTTAAGCAAGGAAAAACTTCGTCAGTTGGATGAAAATGAACCATACCTAACAAGACTGCTACGAGCGTCTGGATTAAAAGTCTATTACAATCAATACCCATTCCAGTCAGATAAAAATGATATTAACACTTGCGGACGCTGGGTTGTAGCCCGACTACTTCTCCGTAAGAAAACCCTCGCCCAGTTTTATAAGTATGTTATGTCTTCTGGGATGAAACCAGATGACTTCGTGTCCGCTCTAACTTTTAAAATATTAGGGAAGTAATAGATATAGAATGGCTTTCCGCTACTCCTCTTCAGTAGATT